CAAGCGGCCGATACTCGGGGGATGAGGGCTCTCAGCAGGGCTCCTACAGTAGCGGCCCCGGGGAAGCGGGCGACGACGAGGACTACGGCGGGAGCATCCTGGGATGAGCCAGTACCTGGACCTGGTTTGGCTTGCCAACAGGAGGCTCAGCAAGCCCCCAAAGAGCGCCTTTTCCAGGAGAGTGGTGCGCCACGGGCAGCTCGTGGTCCCGTTCACGCTCGATCTGCGGTTTGCGCAGTCCCAAAACGCCTACCGTCGCGCAACCCCTCGGCAGCGGTACGTTCGGCGCAAGCTGCTTCTTGAGCAGATGTCCTGGCAAATCCTGCGGTGGATGATGCAGGACGAGTGGCTCGCCCTTCCGCTCCATCTTCGCCAGTACCCGCTCCCCGGACGCCCCCAGGTCAACGCGGTGCGGTTTGCGACGAGAATGACCGACGGGTACGCCAACTTCGCCAAGGAGGCCATTGACTGCTTGCAGCCGAGCCGCGGCATCGACCGGGGACACGGGCTGAAGATCATTTCCGGCGATGCCCCGCACCAGATCGAGGAGAACCAGTGGTGCGAGCTTGTCTCACGTGACGCTGAAATGTTCGTTTACCTGGAGGTTCGAAGCGATGCTTGAGATCCGACAGGACGCCGGCCGTTCTGGCGCTGACCGTCGCCTTCGAGCCGAGAACCGTGTAGATGACCCGAAGCAGCGCGTCGAGCTCCTTCCGGTTCAGGTACATGTCCCTCGGGATACGACCGAGCCCCGCCCCCTCAGCGTAGCGCATGACCAATTCGACGCTGATATGGGCCACCTTCGCGACGTCGACGATCCGGGCGTGCCCCGGGATGTTCGGATCCCCGTCGTCGATCCACACCGGACCAGAGAGCCTGTAGAGGATCCTCATCGGGGACCCCCAAAAAAGCGACGACCCACCCAGGGGGGATAGGCGGGCCGTCGGGCGAAGAACGCCATGAAGTTCAAGATTACCGCCCAAACGGGCAAGGAGCAAGGAATGTCGGAAAACGCGAAGAATGAAGGGCGCAAGGGCACCGGACCCATGGATCAGGAGTTGAAGGCCATCTCGCGCTGCTTGCGTATCATGAAGGACCTCCCCCCGGGGAACAGGCTCAACGTCTGTGAGTACCTCATGAAGCGATCCGCCGAAGACTGTAGAGCGGTCGTTACTGGTGAGGCGCCCGAAGGAAACTCGACAGGGGCCAACAAAAAGACCAGTCTATTTACGTGACCGATTGGCTCGACCCAGAACCCGCTGAGAAGGTCCACAAGGCCGAGATCGTCAAGTCGGGCACACAGGAGCTCCAGGAGAGCCCGGCCGGCGCAGAGCTCGTTGAGCTTGCCGTCGACCGGCTCTTCGAGGAGTCGACCAGCGTTGTTTCGGCGGCGATGGGCTTTGCGGACATCGACCTGGGAGCTACGGAGTGCCCCGAGGAGTGGATCGAGCGCTGGGGAGAGAAAGAGGCACGGAAGCGGTTCCGAATCGCACAATCGGCGCAAATGTCGCACAAGGAAGCACCTTTCGCGCTGGACATGGCCACGAAGGTGGCGGTTGCCATTGCCAGGGGCAAAATGGATCGTGCGGCACCAGAGCGACAGATCAACATTCAGATCGTGAGCTACGAAGAGACCAACAAGGCTTTCAGGGAGCTCGAGGTTGTAGATGGCACGGATTACTCGCGCAAACGCAGCGGCCGACGTTGACACCAGCGAATTCATAGAGGACGAGGGTGACGGGCGCCGCTGGGTGCGACACCGCATCACCGGACAGGCAGGCTGGATCGTCACCAAGGACGGAAAGAGCTACGTCCACCCGGATCGCCCCTCGGGGGTCAACCTAGTGCCGTACCGAAAGGGGGAGTGGCTCGAAGAGCGTGACCGTAGGACGCTGACGCGCTACCAGATCGCCTCGGTGGCCTTCGAGGCGGACAAGGCACTCTGTGTGGCCATGAACCTGACCGCGGAGTACCGACCCTGGGTGTCACTCAGTGGAGACGAGCGGCAGCGGTGGAGAGACGCCGGTCCGGAGGGCAAACTCTCGAGGACGCCCAGACAGACTCTGTGGAGAACCATCATGAATACCATGCAGAAGGAATTTGCATAGATGGTCAGCACGCTCATCGACCGCACCATCTCTCAACGCAAGATCACGATGGAGAACTTGCTGTTGAGGCTGAACGACGAGATCATCCCAGTGGTGCGCAAGATCCGGTCGGTCACCAACGTTGTCGTCCAGAACGTCACCGAGGTCACACAGACTGTTACCGAGATCGTTGAAGCGACAGGAAACTGGCTGTTACTCGACGGGAGCAACTCCCCTATGCAGGGCAACCTGGACATGGGCGCGTACAAGCTGGACAACTTCGCCAACTCCATCGGTGATAAGGAGGCGTTGACCGGGGGCGGATCGCTCACTGAGATCTTGAGCTACGAGACCGGACTCGATGAAGGCGAGTCGCTGAGGGTTGGGGTCGAGGTTTTGATCTGGGAGGCCGGCGACTTGAGCGTCATGGGCCACGCGGTGGTCGAGGTGTCCATCTACGGAACCGGGTCCGGGATCTCCCTGTCGAGAACGGACTTTGCGGATACCGACGCGGTCCCCGCCGGAGCCGACGTGGCACTCACCAGCTCGGGGACGGCCCTTGTGGTGCAGGCCCAGGCCACCACCAACGACTGCTACGGGAGAGCCAAGGTATGGCACCAGCCGAAGTACGCCCTGACCGCTTGAGTCCACGGTGGTGTGTGAAGACGCCGCGTGGGTGGTGTGCGCTCGCCAATAACGAGAACCCGAGGCGAAGACTCACGTTTCTTCCCACCCGGTGTGCCAACGGAGCCTGGGGACCGTTCACCAAGGCGTTCCGCGCTCCCACCTGCCCGGAGTGCGCCCGGTGACACGAGCCCTCTGTCCCGGGCTGATACCCAACCCGATAGCAGCGGCGCTCATCGGGGGACCCTGGGACGAGATCGACGATGGGACTGATTTGCTGGCGTACTACACACCGTACGGTGTGGATCAGGACGGGACCCACGTAGACCACTGGGAGCCGGTGATCGGCGGGACGTCCGCAGACGTGCTCGACCAGATAGGCGCCAACAAGCCACTGTGGAACGCGGCGGACACGGAGTTCGGCAACCTTCCCACCGTCTACACGTCCATCACCAACACTGCGATGCGCTCCAACAACGAGACATCGGCGGTATCCTTCTCTCAGCCCCACGATACCATTTTCATTGGCAAGCTGAACTACGCCGGAGCCCCGGAGATGGAGGTGTGTGACTCAGCGGATGCTGGTTCGGTAACTCGAGCAGCCGTGTGGCGCACGACCCACCCAGCATACCAGCTCGACGCGGGAACGTTGGTCAGATACTTCGTGGCCAGCCCAAGCTACCCTGGGGTTTATTGGATCCACTGGGAGGGAGCTAGCACTAGATTTCGAGGCCATCTGAGCGACGGCACCGATCTCGACTCTGGTCTGATCGACGCCGGTATCAAAGGAGTGCAGGGGGTCTCCCTGTTTGCCGGCGCATCGGGAACCTCGTCGACAGCCGTGGACTTTCTTGCCTTTGCCAGGTGCCTGTCGTTCAGTTCCGCCGACTACGCCAGAGTAATCGCCTGGGCCCAGACGAACATGAGCTGGTCATGAGTGAGCACCAAGAGTACCTCTACCAGCCCAGCGCTTGGGGTAAGGTTTTTCATGGGCTCAAGACCAACGAGGCCCTGGGAGCGGGATCTGCGGGCCCTGGTAAGACGACGGTTCTGTTGAACAACGACTGGGACATCGTCAACCACGAACACGAGCGTTGCAAGCTGCCACGTGGACACCCGCATCGACTCGAGTTTGGAGATGGCAGGAACCCGGGAACCAGCGTTGCCTGGATCCTGTTTCTCCGGCGAACGTCTCCCATGTTGGACCAGACCCTCAAGCGTGCTCTGCGGATTTTCCGGCGCGTCGACCCAGGAGTGAGGTTCGTTCAGGACAACACTGGCGGGTCCGGAACGTTCATGTTCAGCAGTGGGCTACACTACCAGTTTGCCAGCTGCCGCGACATTGGCGCCTACGAGCGGTTCATGAGCAACGAGTACGTGGCCGTGAACTTCGATGAGCTCGTCCAGTTCGACAAGGAGCAGTACGACCAGATCAAGAGCCGCATTCGAACTTCCGATCCGTTGCTCGAGAAGTTCCTGCGTTGCCGAGCGATGTCCAACCCTGTGATGCGTCGTGAAGGCGAGGAAAACTTCACGGTGCGCAACAAGAACTGGGTGCGGGAACGGTTCGTCGACCCTGAGCCCATGGGTGGAGTTGTCCTGAAGAAGAAGGTCATCAGGGAGAAAGACCAGAGTGAGGAGTGGCGCACCAGGATCTACTTACCGGCCACGCTCTATGACAATCCTGACGTCGCATTCGTCCGTCAGTACGAGCTGAACCTGCTCGATGCCCCTCCCCACATGCAGCGCGCGCTGCTTTTCGGCGACTGGTACATGACCGAGGGCTCGTTCTTTGGTGAGTACTGGAAAGAGAACGTGCACTCATGCGAGTCGTTTCCGATCCCCAAGACCTGGATCAGGTTTCGGTCAATGGACTGGGGGTTCAAGACGTACGGGTGCATCCATTGGTGGGCGTTGAGTCCAGACGACACGCTGGTCTGTGAACGAGAGTTGACGTTCAAGGGCAAGATGGCATTCGAGGTGGCCAGGAAGATCGTTGAGATCGAGGAGGGCATGGGGTTGGCACACGGAGGAGTGAGCGAAATCACAGGCCCGGCCGACGACCAGATCAGGGAAGAGCGCGGAGACGCATCGAGCACCAAGGAGCAGGAGTTCATCAACAACGGGGTGTCTTGGGTGATGGCGAACAAGACCGCTGGGTCGCGCAAGCGCGCTTCTGAGCTCCTGGTCAAAAGGCTCAAGGCTCACCGCGGCAGAAATCGAGAGCCTGGCATTTTGCTCTTCAACTGCTGTCATAGGCTCAAGAGGGACATTGCCGATCTACAGTCGGACAAGGATGACCAGAACATGCCCAACGATGGTCCCAGCAACCATTGGTACGCGAGCTGTCGGTATGCCCTGAGCTACGCCGACGTTCTCTCGGGTGGTGTCATCAGTGAATCAGTGGACGACGATGGATTCTTCGAGGGTAACGACAACAGGGGACAGTACGGTTACGGTGAGGCGGTGTAGCAATGGACAAGTACGACCCAACTGGTAGCAAAGAAGAGAACCCTGACGAGCTGGTGATCCGTGTCGACGACGACACCGGTGAAGACCAGGAACAAGAAGAGGGCGAGGACAAGCTGGAGTACGATATCAACGATCCAGAGGTCCTGAACCTTGCAGAGATATTCGAGCGGACCACGGATGGAAAGTCGGCCCTGCGGGAGATCGGTTCGACGGTGGTAGATCGGCACCGCAGTTGCATGGACGCCACCGAGGGGCGACGCAGGAGCATTGGCAAGTCATGGCGGTTGTTCAGTGGCAACATCCCGGAGAAGAAGGTGGACTTCCCGTATCCGGGGGCGCCCAACCCGCACGTGCCGCTGATGATGATCGTTCTGAACAGGCTCCATGCTCGGCTGTACTCCGAGATCTTTGCCGATTGGCAGAACATCTTCGGCGTGCGCGCCCTGGACGATAGCCCCGCCGGAAAAGCGCTGGCCGACGTTCTCAAGAAGCACGGCAACTGGCAGATCCGGTCCCAGATCCCGGACTTTCGCCGGCAGATGAATCGGCTGGTGCTTCGCCACCTCGTGGTGGGTGACACCGTGGTCCACTCGTACTGGTCGGACCAAACCGGTACCAACAGACACGAGGTGTTGACCGAGGACAACTTCACGGTGCCCTACCAGTACACGTCAACCATGCCCGACATGAGCGACTGCCCGTTCTTGATCAAGACGCTTCAGTACCAGCGGCATGAGCTAGAGCAGATGCGCGATCAGTGGATCGGCGTGAACGAGGTTCTGAAGAACAGGTTTTCGTACGACGATAGCGACGAGGACAAGCTGCTCAGCAACGAGGCCAAGAGCGAGCAAATGGTGGAGTCCCCGGACGGTGTCGAGGGCCCACGAGACATCCTGTGGTACGAGGGATGGTTGCTTCTTCCGAAGCAGGAAAACCAGAGGTACATGCAGGTCATCGTGGACAAGCTGACGGCTCGGGTGCTCAGCCTGAAGCTTCACGAGATCTCCGACTGGAAGGACAAGATCCGGTTTGACCGAGAGGTGCGCGAGCGGGACGAGTACTTCATGATGCTGGAGCAGTGGAACGCGGGGCAGCAGCAGATGGAAATGCTCCGGCAGCAGTCTGAGGCCGCTGGGGTTCCGGTCGAGGAAGCAATGGCCCAGATGCCCCCGCCGCCTCCGGAACCGATTCCACCCAAGTGGATGAACGATCCAGGTAACCCCAAAGAGCTACCTAGGCGGGTGAAGACGCAGCCGATCAGGATGTTCCGGCACCAGGTGTTCATCGAGCCATTCGAGGGCAACTTGGGGTTTTCGATTGGCCAGATTGCTGCGAGCTTCAACATGCTCGCCAACGTCTCGTTTTCCCTGTTCAGTGACCAGGCGATCCGGGCCAACACCCAATCGTTTCTGTCTGGAGACGGACCCAGGATCCCCACGCGGATCAAGATCGAGCCGAACGGGATTGCCAAGATCCCGGGTATCCCTTTCGGGCAGATCGACAAGGCCTTGATGCCGCTGAGGTTTGGGCAGGCCAACCCGCAGCTTGGAGAGGTTATCTCCATGGTGATGCGCTGGAGCGAAGAGGCCTTCCAGTCTCCAGAGGCGCTCGGAGGGGCCCCGGGGAAAAGTGGCGAGGCGTACCGCGGTCTAGTGGCGCGCATCGAGCAGGCGACGAAACAGCTGTCCGTCCCGGCCACCCAGATCTCCGATCTGCTCGAGGGGATCCTCCAGAACAACGCCACGCTCAATTCGCTTTACCTAGACGACGAGGAGCTTGTCGACATTGCAGACGGTGTCCCCAACGCGGAGACCATCGTTGTCAGTCGCAAGATGTACCAGAGGAGCTACGCTGTCGAGATCACGGCCGACAAGAGGTTCACGTCAATGGCCGAGCGGATAGCGGAGGCTGACGAGGGGTTTGGGATGGTAAAGGCGGTACTCCAGATCTTGGGCCCGAGTCCCCAGATGTTCGACATGCTCAAGCTGTCAGTAGTCAAGGCGTTCGAGTCCAGGGGGATGAAGGACATGGCCGCTATTGCCAGAAACCTCGCTCCGCCGCAGGGGCCCCCGGCTCCCCCGGGAGGTGGCCCTGGGGGGGCCGGTGGTGGGCCACA